TCATGGACCACGGAATCCTGTCGGTGGTGGACCACACCGCAGAGTGGTGGCTGAATGAGCTGAAAACCCATGCCATTACCGTCAACCAAGAATGGGCCGCCAAACTAGGGATCAATCCTGCCGCGGCAATTACCACCGTGAAACCATCAGGAACGGTTAGCCAACTGGTGGACGCTGCCAGCGGAAAGCATGAACGTTACGCGCCATACTACATCCGAACCGTCCGGGGAGACAAGAAAGACCCCCTGACTCAACTGATGGTGGCTCAAGGATTCCCCGTTGAGGATGATTTGACAAAGCCAGAAAGTACCTCGGTCTTCAGCTTCCCAGTCAAGGCACCGGAGAGCGCGACGTTCCGCAATGACCGCACTGCCATTGAGCAATTGGAACATTACCTGATGTTCCAGGAGCACTGGTCTGAGCACAACGTCTCCAACACCATCTATGTGCGAGATCATGAATGGCTGGAAGTCGGCGCGTGGGTCTACAAGCACTTTGACAAGCTGGCGGGTGTGAGCTTCCTGCCGCACAGCGACCACAGCTACCGTCAGGCACCGTATCAGGAATGTACCCAAGAAGAATACGAGGCTCTGTTGGCTCGTATGCCAACTTTTGACTGGGATGCCTTAGCACAGTTTGAGAAGGATGACTCCACGGTGAATACCAAAGAGTTGGCCTGCACAGCTTCGGGATGTGAACTACCATGACCAAATGTTTCTCCATCTGGTGCCTCAACAAAACCCAGCCGTATAGCGCCTTTTGCGCGGATTGTGCTCAAGGTGATCCACGGGACTTACCGCCCATCGAGGATCCTCACCAACCCGGTGCCAAACTGGATACAGAAAAGGTGCGGATGCACCTAATCACTGGGGGGATGGCGCGAGCCATTACCGAGGTAGCCAAGGTCGGTACGTTCGGGGCCAACAAGTACACCGATGGCGGCTGGGTCAGCGTACCCAACGGCTTCCAGCGCTATGAGGATGCCCAGCAACGCCATGCGGCTGCACGTCATATGGGCGAGCAAAACGACCCGGAAAGTGGGTTGCTGCACCTGGCTCATGAAGCGTGGAATGCCATGGCAAAGCTGGATCTCTACCTGCGCGAGCAAGAGAAATAAACCCTTTAATCCGCCCTCCGGGCGGTATACCGAAACTGGACAGGCCAACGGCTTCGCCTGGCCTGTCCTTTCTTTTCAAGGAAATCCTATGCAACCCAAATACGCCAATGTGGCGGATGTGCCATTGGCATTGGCAGTATTCCTGGCCAGCGACTTCTATGATTACAATCCAGACCCTCACACCATCAGCGCTACCACACTCCTGAAGCCTGTGCGCCAGATTGTCCTGGCATCTCGTGTGCCACCCGGAGAGGGGCTGCCTAACCTGTCCGACATGATGAGTAGCCGTATGGGTGCTGCCATCCATGACGGTATCGAGCGGGCGTGGAAAACCAACCATCAGCAAGCCCTTCAATCACTTGGCTACCCCTCACGGGTCATTAATCGTGTGGTCGTTAACCCCGATCCAGACACCGTAAAGGACGATGACATTCCGGTGTACTTGGAAAACCGAATGAGCCGCAAGATTGGCAAATGGACGGTCACAGGCAAGTTCGATTTCATTGGTGAAGGCAAGGTCCAAGACTTCAAGACCACTTCGGTGTTCACGTACATGAAGCAGACTTCCGCCAGCAAATACGCCCAGCAAGGCAGTATCTATCGTTGGCTCGATCCCCGTTTGATCCACCAGGATCAGATGGACATTCACTATATCTTCACCGACTGGAAAGCAGCCCTATCCAAAACGGATCCGAAGTACCCACCCAAGCGATTTCTCACTCAGTCGTTTGATCTGCTGTCCATAGCGAAAACCGAGGCAATGATTCGGCAGAAGTTGGAGCAAATTGAAACCTACTGGGACAAGGATGAAGCCGACATTCCCGAGTGCGGTGATGAAGATCTCTGGCGTTCTCAGCCGGTATTCAAGTATTACAAGAACGGGGATACCACGGCCAAACGCAGCACCAAGAATTTCGACTCGATGACCGAAGCCGTGGTTTACAAATCCAGCAATGGCAATGTGGGTGCGATTAAAGAAGTTCCCGGTCAGGTAACTGCCTGCAAATACTGCCCCGCCTTTGCGGCGTGCAGTCAAAAAGACCGACTCATCGCTTCTGGCGATCTCATTATGGAGTAAACATGGAAAACTTATCACCTTTCACCGTGATTTATGTTGAGCGTAGTAATGAAGTGGGATGGGGTGTATTCAATTGCTGGGCTGAAGACTCGGACCATGCTCAAGAGCAGTGTGAAAACGCATATCCTGATGTTGATGTTATTTGGGTCAACGTAGGCCACGACAACACCAACATGGAAGAATTCGAGGAAGATTTTGATGATCCCATTTAACGATATGCAATACCATCCCACCAGTGAACAACTGGTTGGGATCTTGCGCGATAAAACCCAACGGGATGACTCCCTGTTCTTTCGCTTGTTGGTAGGTTACTACTTCAGCCTCGCTGCATCCCAGATGCGCTGTGTCATCGACACCCCAGATCGTGGAGAGGTCCCCACCAACATGTATGTGTTAAACCTGGCTCCATCAGGTTACGGAAAGACCATGGCCACCAACCTGATTGAAGAGCAGGTTATGGCTCAGTTTCGCTTCAGGTTCCTGGAAGAAACCTTTCCTCTGCTGGCAGAACAAAATTTGCCTAAGCTAGCTACCAAACGGGCATATCGCAAGGGAACCGATCCAGACGATGAGCTGATCAAAGTCCAGAAGGAATTTGACAACCTGGGTTCGCTACTGTTTTCGTTTGACTCGGGTACTGCACCCGCAGTCAAGCAGATGCGACATAAGTTGCTGATGGCCAATGCCGGTTCTATGAACCTCATCATGGACGAGGTGGGGGCCAACTTGAGTGCCAACACCGACGTGTTCGACACCTTCATTGAGCTGTTCGACAAAGGTTTGGTCAAGCAAAAGCTGATCAAGAACACCTCGGAGAGCCTGCGCAACGAAGAAATCATCGGCAAAACTCCAACCAACCTCTTGATGTTTGGCGTCCCCAACCGCCTCATGGATGGAGCCAAGACTGAAGAAGACCTGATGGCCATGCTCTCTATGGGATATGCCAGACGATGCTTCTTCGGGTATGTGCGCAACGCTGCACGCAAAAAGGAGCGCACTGCCGAGCAGATGTTCGATGACCGCACGAACACCCACAACGATGCTGCGATTCAGGCACTGGCTGCCCGGCTGGAACGTCTGGCGGACATGATCAATGCCAACAAAAAGTTGGTCATGAGTCGAGAGACCTGCATCAAGCTCAATGAGTACCAACTGCATTGCGAAGCCAGGGCAGAAAAGCTCCCTGAGCATGCCGAGATCACCAAGAGTGAATTGTCTGAGCGCAGCTTCAAGGTACTCAAGCTGGCAGGGGCCTACGCCTTCATTGACGACGTACCCGAGGTTACTGAGCAACACCTGTTCAATGCCATGAAATTGGCAGAGGATTCTGGTGAAGCATTCAACCAACTCCTGGCCCGAGACAAGGCGTGGGTCAAATTGGCCAAATACATCGCAGCCGTAGGGACCGACGTTACCCAAGCTGACCTGGCAGAAGACCTACCTTTCTACAAGGGTGGGGTAGGGTACAAGCAAGAGCTGATGACACTGGCAACGGCCTATGGGTACAAGAACAACATCATCATCAAGAAGTCCTTTGAGGATGGTATTGAGTTTCTACGAGGCGAAACCCTCAAGGAAACCGACTTGGGCCAAATGATCGTCAGTCACAGTGATGACCTGGCTTACAACTACCAGAATGAGCGTGCTCCATTTGACAAGCTGCATGTACTAACTCAACTACCCAATCGGCACTGGATCAACCATCACCTGGAGGATGGCCATCGCTGCGAAGAGAGCGTGACTGCTGGCTTCAACATGATCGTCCTGGACGTGGAAGACAGCGTACCTATGCACACAGCGCAAATGCTGTTGGCCAAGTACAAGTATCTGATCTACACAACCAAGCGGCACACCGAAGAAGCCAACCGCTATCGGATCATCATGCCCATTAGCCATGAGCTGAAAATGGATTCTCGTGAATACAAGGAATTCATGACCAACGTGTTTGACTGGTTGCCTTTCGATCTGGATCGGGGAACCAACCAGCGCGCACGTAAATGGCTGACCCATGCGGGTCATGTGGAATATCATGATGGTGAGTTGCTGGATGTGCTTCCGTTCATCCCCAAAACCAGCAAGAACGAAGAGCTGAAAACGGGTCTTCGTAACCAACAGTCCATGGACAACCTGGAGCGCTGGGTCATCAACAACATTGGAGACGGCAACCGCAACAACATGCTGTTGCGTTACGCCATGATCCTGTTGGATATGGGTTATGACTTCGAAAATATTCGTCAGCGAGTCGTCGAGTTGAACAACAAGATCCCCGACAAGCTGGATGAAGCAGAGATCATGACCACCATCATGATCACGGTTGCAAAAGGATTGGCCAAGAAATGATGGATCAATTCTCCGTTGTATTTGCTGATGGAGCCTATTGGCTCTGTTGCACTGCCCATGACATGCCAATGAAAAGTTGGTATGTCATCAAAAAACTAGAGGAAATCAATGAATCAGGTGAATGACCACCTCGTCTTGCTGTGCGGTAAATCAGCAACCGGAAAATCCGCATCCCTCATGGGATTGGAAAATCCTGAAGGAGTGATGTATCTCAACTGCGAAAGCGGGAAGCGCTTGCCTTTCAAGGCCAAGTTCAAGCAGTACGTCATTACAGACCCGCTGCAAGTGGTCGAAGCCTTCGACCACGCGGAAACACTGCCGGATATTCACACCATCGTGGTGGACAGTCTGACTTATCTGTTGGATCTATACGAAAGCTTGTATGTGCTGAATTCCACCAATACCATGAAGGCTTATCACTAGGCCGCTCACCTAGAAATGGGTGAGGTATACCAATTGAATTCAGGGAAACCCTAAGTCGAAAGATACGGCAATCCTGAGCGAAGCGGGTTCATACCCCATACATTACAATACATACTGTATTGAATTACTTGGGGGATTTATGGCTAAAAAACGATTCGGTAATGAATTACATCCGTTGTATCCCCGGTGGCTTGCCACCACACAACGGTGTCGAAATCCTAACCACAATAGCTACAAAAACTATGGCGCACGGGGCATTCAATTGTCCCCGGAGCTAGAAACTTTTGACGCTTATCGTGAGTACGTCAGCAGCCTACCAAATTATGATCCAGAGAATGCTTCCCTGGATCGTATCGATAATAGCCTGGGCTATGAAATCGGAAATTTGCGGTGGGTTACTTACAGCGATCAAATCGCAAATCAACGATACAGTGGTAAAGGAAAAAATAGATATACGGGGGTTAATTGGAGTTCTACGCATAAGCGTTGGATCGCCAGAGTAACCTACAAAGGAGAGGTTTTACTCTCAAAAGTATGTCTGACCGAAAAAGAAGCTTTAATGGTACGAAACAGGTTCATCATTGAACATGACCTGCCACATACCATCCAATGAACCTGAACGTGCAACGACTATCCCGGAAGGGAGTAGGGCGCAAGCTATTGGCGCTCGAAGCGGTTGGTACCTAAACAGATTGTGCTGTAGGTAAAGATATAGTCTCTTCTGCATGGAAACATGCAGCAGTTCATAAGCGAACGGGTATGGTCTAGCGAACCATGTCGAAGATTAAGTGGGGGGAATTCTCGCAATACTTCAAGACCTTGATGCAGCAGAAAGTGGCTGGATCAAGCAAGCGTGTGGTCTTTACGGCCCACACGAGCGACACGCTGAATGAGAGCGAAATGGCGATTGAAACCAAAGTACCCGTCAAGGGTTCTTTGAAAAACAATGGCATTGAGTCGTACTTCAGCGTGGTAATTGCCAGCAAGAAAGTGCCGTTGAAGACCCTCAAGGACTACAGCAGTGACCTGTTGACGATTACACCGGAAGAAGAAGCCCTCGGATTCAAATACGTGTATCAAACCAAGATCACCAAGGATTCCGTTGGTGAACGTATCCGTGGCCCATTGGGTCTGTTTTCAACCAAAGAGACTTTCATCGACAACAACCTTCAACTGGTGTTCGACCGTCTGCAGGAATACTACGCCTGAGTCTATTGAACACCTGAAACCCAAACCAAAAGGAAAACACACACATGTCTATTTTCAAAAATGTGACCTCGGATGACAGCATCGCCAACGAACGTGATTCAGTGGGTGGTGGTGGCGTCCTGGAATCTGGCCTGTATCCGGCCACCGTCAAGCTGGCCTATGCCACGACGGCAGCCAGTGGAGCCATGGGCCTGGTGCTGCATCTGCAGACGGAGCAAGGCCGTGAGATCCGTGAAACCCTCTGGATCACCAGTGGCAAAGCCAAGGGCGGCAAGAACTACTATGAGAAGGATGGCCAGAAGCACTACCTTCCAGGCTACCTGAACGCCACGGCCCTGACCCTGCTGACGGTAGGCGAAGAGCTGTCGGAGGTGGAAACCGAAACCAAGGTGGTCAATGTCTACAGCCGTGAAGCCAAGGCTGAAGTTCCCACCAAGGTGGAGATGCTGATGGATCTGCTGGACCAGCCCATCCATGTGGGTGTGATCAAGGAGATCGTGGACAAGACCACCCAGGCCGATGATGGTTCCTATGTTCCCACGGGAGAGACCCGTGAGCAGAACGTCATCGACAAGTTCTTCCGTGCTTCGGACAACAGGACCACCTCTGAAATCCGCGCCAAATCCGAAGACGCCGTGTTCGTGAACACCTGGAAAGAACGCTGGAGTGGCAAGACCCGAGATCGCAGTACGAAGGGTGCCGCCAATACTCCCGCACGCAGTGCTGGTAGTGGTATTGCTGCCAACCAGCCGGCCAAGAAACCCACGACCAGTCTGTTTGCATGAGCGCCCAAACCAGCACCATCGAAAAGGTGGTTAAAGAGCGGGAGGAAGTCACTGCAAAACTGGAGCGTCTGGCATCAGAGCTGGACGAGAACCAGGGAAAATTTGACCTCTCACTGGCTGCCTCTTTGTTGCTTAAGGCACAAAAGGAAATCATGGAGAACTATGAGGAGATCCTCGATTTCCGGGTGCAACTGATGCAGGGCGAACTCGACAAGCAGAATACTGTCAATGAGGAGGCACCTCGCGTG